CTTTTAACAGTTGGAATCAACCCTAAATTAACAAGTACAGTTATTATATTATCTAGTGACGAACAAACCATCACATTATTCCCAGCCTGATCTTTAGACCAAATAGGAGATGGAGCAGACTCATGACAGTAGTACTGAACACCAGCAGTCAAAACCTGGTTATCTACATCCACATAGAACAGCCCCCCTGACACATCGTTAGTAGTTGTAACTGCACCAGCTTTAGGACAATTTATAGCTAATGACTGAGTAGCAGCTACTTTAGTGCGCAACTCTTTATACTTTGTATCAGGTTCAATTGATCTGTCTAAAGCAGAGCCCTTCATTGAGAAGTCTCTATGGTCCATATCCCCTGTGTGAACCTTACGCCTAGAACTCTGAGGAGGCGCAGCCTGATTACTATAGTTCATCCACCACACTGAACGAACGGTGTTAGACTTAGCAATAAAAGAGCCTTCGACCCGGTTGGCCAAGCTGGCGTTAGCACAGTCGGTTGCATCCGCATACACATCTACTGGCGTCCCAGTGGTAGCTCCTTGGAGGCAAAAGTACATGACTCCAGCATTCAAATACCCCCAGTTTTGGGGGACCACGAAGGCCAGTAGAGAACCTGAACCTGTAGTAGAGCCTGTAGGCATAACTTGAGTCCTAGAAGTGATACCACCTGTAGAGGAAAAGGTGAAACTCGCTGCCAAAAATTGGGGCGTAGTCAATAAATCTTCATACAGATGAATGCGGTACTCAAGATATAACGCCCCCATAATCTGAGCTGAACTGCCAGCTATTACTTGGGCAATCATTAACTCTCCGGCTGTTGTAAGCCTCTCTTCTCCATTCACATCAGGGGCAACATAGAACTCTCTTGAATCTTGAAAAGCAAAATGTGCGTTCTTGGGGAAGCTCAAACTTCCCCATGGAACACTGTTCTGCCTATTTGTCGTCAAGGCCCCTATAAAATCAGCAGTATTCAAAGCAGGCAACATTGCCTCTGGATCAGGATTATAAACAGCCATCGCAGTCCCCGCATTAGCAAAGCCAGAAGAGGCAAAGTTTATGCTTGCTGACTCCCAAGAAAACTTGGCATAAGTCAGAGCCTTAGTGCGAAGGGTACTAGTAGGCATCATCATGGGGTTCAACACGATGCTGTACATAATATCATAGTTTGTAGTCAGACAAGACAAAGCTCCCAAGAACAATCGCCCAACACACAAAGTGGTTGGAATCTTAACAGGTTTTCCTTGAGGGGAAAACCGTACAATGTAAGAAGACTTATTAGTGTGATACACATCAGGCTGGACATATTCACTCATTCCCGATGAATTGTTAAAATTGATCAGAGGCATATTTCGCGGCGCAGGGTTTGGAACCACCATGCGGTTGAGGTTCCTCCTTTTACTCTTGGATATGTTCTGATCTTTCTCTTGGTTTTGAGCAGCTTTCCCACCTGATCTTCTTTTCTTAGTCTTCTTCTTCTCAGTCTTGGTTGGATTTATTGCAGACTTAACTGCGTTCATAGCAAACGGCACAAAAAGCTTTATTAATTCTTGTTCCATTCCTGTACTTTTATATATATTGTTTCTTCATTCTTCCCTATGAAGAAAGGGGGGTTTAGTCTAGGAAACAACCCGCTGGTGATTAATTTATTTGATTTCTCTGGCGGCTCCAGCACCCAGTCAAATTTTACGAAGAGGACTTAGCAATTGGGTTAGCTACTGCTTTCCCTTTATTCTTCTTCTTCTTCTTATGAAACCTCGAAGCTTCAGCTACTTCTTCAGCAGATTCTTCCTTATAAATCCGTTCAGAGCCTTCAGGCATCTCAAACTTAAGGTCATAAACCTGCACATCATCTACTTCATACGGTTCCCAATTATTTTGAAAACTTTCATCCCAGGCTTCTTGTTGAGCTTCCAACAAAGCTGCACGCATACCCTGCAGCTCTTTGGTGAGGTACTTCTTCTTCTTCTTCGAAGTTGCGCTATGAGGATTGTTAAACATACTATTCCTCCACTCTTCTCTCAACCTAAGAAACTCTCTACGCCTGGCTTCTAAATTTGCCAACTTTTGCGCCCGCCTCTCCGAATCAGGGGCCACCCTGCCTGCATACTGCTCAGAAGTAGTTGGCATTACCTCTTTCTTAGAGATTTGCTTCTTGCCTCTGCTTTCCTGCTCTTCGGAGGTGTGCCGATAATTCTTAGACACATCCACAAACTGATCTTCCTCATCAAAATCAAATACCTTCAACAGAGAGACAGTTTTCTCACCTTCCTCCCCCACAAAGGGGGTGGCCATGCTCTCATAGATAGACTCCATGGACACGGGCTCAGGTAAAACAATTCCCACTGCAGAGGGTGTCATAGGAACAGCTCTCCCAATATTCACTGCGTAGTCTCCACTTATCCAAGAATAAACCTCTTCTTGAGAGGGAAAATAGCCACTCGGGAGAACAGGGTAGTCAATAGTCATATCACGCTCAAGGTCTGTCTCTTGTTCCGAACCTGGGGCAGGGGAAAACCCCATCTTCATCAGCTGTTTAAAATACAGCTGACAAGCACCATATAGCCCAGAGTGGACCCAGCCTCCAGCATACAACAATTGCCTACACCTATCTCCTGCAGCTCTCTTCATCTCAGTAGGGGATCCACGCATCTTAGGGTGGACTAAACTACGAACAATCTTTGCGGGCTCAGGTGAGGGAACCCAACGATCTACCATTCTATAAAGATGCATGCCTAGAAACATCCACGGAGTTACCAAACCCGCCGACACAGCATCTTCATAGCTAGTCACTCCTTGGCTCCTTTCTTCAGCCTCTTCGTCTGTCATATAATCCCACAAAAACCAAGGTTTGGTTTCTTCCTTAACTTCCATTCCTGTTAGCTTAGGTAACCTATCCACTATCTTGGAGATCTGACTTTGCATTGACTGAAGGGTGCCAATAACTAAGTGCTTCCTAATAAGTCCAATAACAATCGATGACATTATCTGATCAAAATAACTCGTTCCTGGCACCCCGGAAGCTAAGCCATCATTGACTTGAACCATTTTAGCACCTGGCAATAAAACTGGCCTGGAAAAGGCCACATCACAGTTGAGTTCGAAAACACTCTTCCAAACAGTGTCATCTATCTCTCCCTCCATTATGCGATACATTACTTTCCCAACGGATCGAGAAAGAGACATATCCATCATCTTGTAATCAGGGGCACTAACTAGAACCGCAGCTCCATCAGAAAGCACCCACAACTGATCATCAGAGAAAGCCACTGCATGAAATCCAGGTTTGCTTCTCTTGCTTTCAATCCATTTTGCAAGACTCTCACCTCCTCCTCCATTCCATTTCAATCCTATCGCACAAGTGCTATCAGGATCATCTAGAAACAGAGGGATACGAAAGATTCTTTGCGTCAGACAAGAGAACAGAAGGGTTAAAGCCCCACTATACCAATAGTAAGGCCGAGTCTTAACAGTCAACTCCTCCCGCTCATACACTTCCAACTTGTTCTTCACAAGGGTGATAAACAACTCCTTATTAGCTTTGTAAAAATCAAGAAAGGTGCCCGCAGCAATAGCGGTGAACAATTTTTCCGCCCAATCTATCACATAAGGCAACACCTTGTCTTTACTCTTAAACCAAGGAGAACCCGCTGAAGAGGCTTTATTGTACTTCACAGGGGGTACAATGTCTCCATTCTTGTATGACAATGCACCAAGCGCAGCTGTTAAAGTCAACCTGTTAAAAGAAGGAATCTTTTGAGAATTCACCTTCCACCCCCCCAAGCGAGCCAAAGTTATGGCTTCATCAACCAACAATTGAACCTTGGGCCTTTTAAAGCCGGTGGCCATCCTATTAAGAAGCCCATCTAAGGTCCCAAGAGAAGCTTGGTACTTAGAAGCCTCTTTCAAATAATCCAAGGCCCACAGGCCTCTCTGGTCTACAGCTTCTCCGGGACGCAAAGGCGTGTCTAAAATAGCAGCCCAAGCCTGTCGGTCAAGTTGCATCGCCCCCCACTGACAAACATTAGTGATTAGAGTCCCTGTTAGAGATGTCTCACCATATTTGTCTGCAGGCGGCACAGGCAACGAGATGAGGATCGGAACCCCCAACTCCCGAATAAAAACCGTAACGGCTAACTCCTGACTCATTAATGGTTTTGGATGGAATGGCGCAGGAGGCTTTGGTAAATGGACTAATGTCCTAACTTTAGGCCCTTGCACCACTCCTTCACCTTCCAAAGGAGCCATCCCTCGTTCTTCGTCAACCAACCTCCTAGACTTTTCTAGGTCGTCTATGACGTTGGTCACTTCTCCAAATTTTACTGTGTTACTCATCTTTTGCAAATATCTTTCCCTACCTTCAGCCAGGTAGGAGGCTGCCTGCCCATCAGGCTGGATTTGAGTTACAATAAGCTATCTAACTGCAGGGACCACAAGCCTAACAGGAGGGGCTCTTACTGGAGACGCTAATACCTGCGAACAGGACGCACGTGTCAGAAGAATTAAGGGACTCCCTTAATTCCCCCGGCTAGTGAAAGGAGCTCGACAACCTATTCGGGATTCAAAGGCTCCTGGCCCACCCCCCCCACTCCAAAGTTAGGAGGTGGGGGAGGTGGGCCAAGAGCCTTTGTCCCTTTCAGGTTGTCGAGCTCCCAACTCTAGCCCTCGTGCTTTACATAGCAAATTGCCTGGCCCCCTACCACTTCGCATGCCAGACTTGTGCTCCTTACAGACAATTGAG